GCGGTCGAGGCCGTTGGCCAAAGAGTCTCTAAATGTACTTGGGACCTACTTGGGCTACTGAGCGAGAGCCAAACACGCGCGCTAATTATAGGTTCTATAGCTAGCGCTGTAACTTGGAAGGAGTTGCAGGCACCGGAGGCCGTTCGCCTCGCTGCTGCCGTGGCTTTTGGCCTTGCCACCCACACTCTTTTGAGCGTATTGGGCAAGCTCTTGGCACCTCCGGCAAAGCCATTTTCGTTCAAAATGACTGGATTACTTGATGTTGAAGGTCATCTTATGTACGACACGGGTGGCCCCTATCTCCTCGTGCACAGTTACGGACTCAAAGTTCGGGGTGTGCGCGAGGAGGTGACTGCAAGTGCGCGACCTGCTTTGGAAGCAGCCATGCCAGGGTCATATGCAACCCCGGATGAGTGCGACTACACCGTAGCCATAGCGACCAAAAAGGAAGCTAAGATCCTCGGATGTGGTTCGCGTGTCACCTGGAAAGGAGACAGCGCGTACTTGCTTACAGCGGCCCACGTCCTCGTGGAAGCAGCTCAACAAGACTGCGTTCTCACTGTGGGTGGTGTCGCCGTCGACCTCAGTAAAACGTGGCCACTTAAATTGTGGTCCCGGCCCGGAATAGGTAAGCACGGGATACGAGGTTTTGACGTTGCTCTCCTCCGAGTTCCAGACTCAGTGTGGTCTGGGCTCCGAGTGAAAGCTCGGGGCCTAAGTGAAACTACCGTCACTAGGCCCCGTGTGAAAGTCCATGGGTTAACCCCGACCGGCACTCGCATGGTATCGACTGGAAATGCCCAGTTGATTGGCCCTTTCACAATGGTGCACAATTGCTCCACCTCGCCGTCATGGTCAGGGGCGCCTATTGAGCACAGCTCCGGCATCATAGGAGTGCATACGGGTTATGCAGCTTCTGAGAACCTAAACACCGGCTCTCAGTTGTCCATGCTCCTCATGAGCCATGAGTCGGACCCACCGAAGCGCGGAAGGAAACGCGTCCGATGGGATGACGACCACTCCTGGGACGGTCTTGAGAAGTACCCGGGGGATTACGATGAAGCATATGCTGCATACGTTGCCACGGCCAAAGGCCCGATGTCAATTGAAGTGTACAGCGCAGAGGACGACTTCATCGGGCGCAGGAAACGCGCAACTGAGACTCTGACGTGGTTTAAGGCTGCAGAACAGGCCCTTGACGATGAGAACGCATGGGCCAATTTCGAGTCCGGCAAAGGCGCCATCAACTTCTCGTTGATGAATCGCATTATGTGCCGGAGCAGACCTATTCCAGATGCTGAGGAGGAAGGCACGTATCTTGCCCCTTTTCTCGATCGCCCAAAGACCAGGGCGGAGAGAAAGGCAATGGTGCCGGACATGCTCGAGGCTGGCAGGGGAGCCTCAAAGAGCAGCCTCAAGCCCCATCCGAGGGAACCCAGGTCGGATGGGAGTATGGCACAAGCCTCGCCCGCTTCCACCGCGAAGCGCTCGAAGAATTCTACGGATTCGAACAAGAAGTCCAAACCGTAGAAAGATCAGGCGAGGAAGATCTCAGCCGAGGAGCAGTCTTTGATCGACTCCATAGGTCGTCAATTAGCTGGCGTGGATACGCCAATCCAAAAGCTGAGGACGGAGGAGCTTCGCAGGAGATCCACCAAGTGGATTGTCTCCTGCGACCGACTTCGCGACGTCGTGCACCAGCAGCAGGACCCGCAGAAGAAAGCTGTGCTCCAGAAGCAGCTAGATGCCTTGAAGAAACAAGAGCCTACGCATGGCCTCCTAGAGGAGCCTGCGCTGAAAGAGATTCTCTCTCTTTTCACAGCTGCCGAGCGGCCAAGGGCGATAGGCGTTTTACGCCAACTGATGCGCAGCGAAAAGCGCTAATAGAGAGAGTAAGTCGTGACTACCTCCCAGTGAAACCCCCAGCCGTGTTGCTCAACCCCTCCGTCAGCGAGATAGCTAACTGGGTGTGGTTGTGCTTGCGCAATGATGTCAACGGGAAAGCAAGCCCGGGGTATCCATTGTGCACCGAAGTCACGCGCAATGACAAGTTGTCTTGCGTACACGAACAGCGTTTGGTTGACGTGGTGTGCCTTCGTTTAGCTCTCATCCAGCGAGTCCAAAGAATGCGACAAGCTGGTTATTTTGAGGGCTGGCCAGAGTGGGAGATCTCTGAGTGGCTTGTGGCCACGGGATGCAATGACGAAGTAAGGTTGTTCATCAAGAAGGAGCCCCACAAATTGTCCAAGCTGGAAAATAAGGGATATCGCCTTATCTCCAGTGTCTCTCTGGCGGACCAACTAGTGAGTCGGTTGTTAAATCACAGGCTCAACCAGAAGGAAATTGGACATCACACCCGCATACCGTCCCAACCTGGGATGGGTACTGAGGACACAGACATCCAACGTATGCGCGGGTGGTGTCGGCCAAACATCATCAGCACGGACATTTCTGGTTTTGACTGGAATGTGCAAGGGTGGCAATTGGACGACGAGGCAACCATACGGTGCCGGCTCTACGGGGTTCTAGACGACTCAAATGTCGCCTTGTGCATCCGGGGGCGTACTTTCTGTCTGGCGAGGTCTTTGTTCGTTTGTAGTGATGGACACACCTACGCCCAGACGCGTGCTGGCATCCAGAAGAGTGG